CAGTATTAATGTTTTTATGCAATGACTTTAATTGACTAGTGCCTTTGGTTTTTACATTAACAGTACTCTTTTTGCCTTTAACCTTCTTAATTGCTTTAACTAAGGATTTAACAGATTTAGCACCTTTGGTTTTAACAAAAACCTTGTGAGTGCCACCCTTGATACGCTTCATAGCTTTTTCAAGAGCTTTGATCTGCTTAGTGCCCTTCACTTTAGCAGCTACAGCAATTGACTTAGAAGATAAGCCTTTAAGTGACACACCAGAAACACTGATACTTGGTGCAGAAATACGACTTGAACCACTAGAATATGAGCGTCTTGCGGATGTTGATCCTCTTTTAGTTGATTTACGTTTCTTAGTCTTACGCTTTTTAGTTTTCTTCTTTGTTTTAGGAGCAGTAGTAAGCTTCTTAAATAGAGTATTACTGATCCACTTAGATTTACCAATTCTGCTATCAGCACCAATTAACAATCCTTCATCCACAAGCGTTTCACCGTAGTGAGGATTAGTTTTAGCAACAGCTTTACGGTCTTGGTTGATGCGACTAGTTAATTTGTTTAACTGTGCAATTAAGCCTTTGGTATTTCTGCCTTTCTTAAGAGCATTTCTAATTTCCTTAGCTACTTTTGCTCTATCGGCTTTATCATCCTGCTCATGCTTGATCAGACGCTTACGCTCACTAGCAGTAGCAGAATCATTTTTATCATGACGTTCTTTCTGCTTTTCATGGCGTACACGATCTTCATCGTATTTTTTCTTAGTAAGCTTAGTTAAAGTAGTAAGAATTTTAACTGGATTCTTAGTTTCAAGACTATGAAAATCAACAGTACCATTTGCAAGATGAACTGAGCGTCCAAAAATACGGGCCATGTCATGAGCATTGATCACATCTTGCCATGGAAAGATCCAACGTGGTACATTCACACCTTGTTGGACTTCTACAGAACCATCAGGATTTAAAATTCCTTCCTTATTATTAGTAGCTGGTGAATCATTGCCATCGTTTAAGATTGCAGGATAACCATATTTCTTTTTCCAATCAGTTCCGCTGGCCAAATGGATATTGCCAACCTTGAGCTTACCAGTAAAGAACTTTTGTAAAGTCTTGATAGGTCCTGAAATGTGATCCCAGAAACCATCCCAAGCTGATTTAATACCAGAAATGATGTTCTTAAACCAACCAGTGATTGCCTTCCAAGGGCGCTTGAAGAAGTTAGTAGTGTCTTTACCCAATTTACTAAAGAAACTAGTCATTGAGTTCCAAGCGTGCTTAACGTTCTTGCCAATGTCGCTAAAGAATTTAACCATTCCATGCCAAGCTGATTTCAAACCCTTGGACATGCCTTTGCCTAACTTGGTAAACCAACTGGTCATCGATCTCCAGGCTTTCTTAATACCGTTGCCAATATTGGAGAACCATTTAGTCATACCTTTCCAAGCTGATTTAAGCCCTTTAGCCATATTCTCGCCTAAGTTCTTAAACCACTTAGTCATGTCTTTCCAAGACTTCTGGATATTATTACCAAGTTTACTAAACCACTTGGTTACACCTTTCCAAGCATTCTTGAAACCCTTAACTAAACCGTCAACCCACTTATGGAATTTCTTGTTGTGCTTATAAAGTGAATTGATCGCACCAGCAATAGGATTTACGAAGTAAAGACCAACTTCTTTCCAATTTTTCTTGAACCACTTAGCAACATTAGTAACGGATTTCTTAAATCCCTTCCACATGTTGTGAGCCGAATATCCAAGGTTTTCAAGAGACCAGAATTTCTTAGGCGGTTTATTGCGCTGCCAACCTTTGGTGAAATTATTGACAGCTTGACCACCCCAACGTCCAGCATATTTACCGATAATTGCACCAATTGGAGCAAGCATTGGACCAACAACTGGAATCATGCTGGTTAATGTACCACCAGCGACAGCGCCAACAGCACCGCCAATGTCTTGACTTCTAGCATTAGCACTGTGACGGTCCTTAACAGCATTTATCACTTCAGGTGTTGCAACTGCAGCGCCTGCTAAAGCACCAGTAGCAAGACGCTTACCCATAGAGAACTTAGTAGTAGCTTTAATTCCTGCTGAAATCTTTTTGCCTACTTCTTGACCAAACTTTTTTGCAAAATTAAAGCCAGACTTAATTTTGCTCCAGCTCCATTTGCCTGCCTTTGCTAAAACATTTCCTGTAGCTCTAAAACCCTTAGCTATTGCTTTTCCAGCTTTTGTACCTAAATCGCTTGCTTTAACCCAGCCTTTTTCAATACCTGTCCAAGCTTTGATGCCAGCTTTTTCTACAGTAGTCCAAGTTTTACTTCCAACTTTTCTAAAGCCGCTAAAAGTCTTGGATAGAACGCCACCAAACTTAGCCCAAGCTTTTTCACCTTTAGTAGCTTTTTCAGCAAGCTCAATACCTTTAAATCCTGATCTTAATGCTTTAACTGACTTGTAAGCAGTAACAGCACCTTTACCAATAGAAAAAAGACCGCCACTGACTTTACCAATGCCCTTAATTGCTACCATTGCAATTATGGCATCAGATATAGTCTTAACAGCAGTCTTATTTTTAGCTAAATCAGCAGTAGCAGTAGCAAGCGTATGTAATGCACTACTTGAATCTTTACCATTACCTTTAACAATACCTAAAGCTTTACCAATATTTTGGATAATAGCTGCAAAGTCTTTCCAAACAGCCTTACCAACTTCCACACCTAGAGAAACAACATTTTTAGTGATAGCTACAATATCACCTTTATTTTTATCTAAGTAGCCAATAACGTTTGAAATCGCTTTACCTAGTTGGTTAGCACCGCTCATGACTTCTTTACTGGTCATGATGTTCTTTAAAGCTTGAAGTCCTGAAGTCTTAGCATCAAAAATTGGCTTAGTAAATTCTTGTTCCAACTTTTGACGTGCTACAGTCATAGCCTTTAAAGCACCAGCTTGACTTTGACCATAACCTTTAAAGCTTTCACCAGCATACTTAGATGATTTAGCAATCCAAGTTTGGAATTGCTTTTGTGTTACATCACCAGTCTTAAGCAAAGCTCTAAGCTTGCTTTCTGACATACCAGCACCTTTGGCTAGTGCTTGCATAAAGGTAGGTGCAGCTTTGGTAATACGGCTCAAGGAGGAATAAGTAACTTTACCAGTAGAACCAACACGCTGTAAACCAGCTGACATTTGGTCAATTTGCTGACCAGTCATCTTTGAACTATCACCTACACCTGCAATGGTTTTAGCCATTTGCATAGCACCTTTAAAACCAATGCTACTCCAGTTAAGCATATGAGCTTGTAAGTTTGATGCTGAATCACCAGCTAAGTCAGTATTGGACTTTAACTCACCAATCTGCTTATCAAGGGCTTGAATTTGTCTGGTATTCATACCCATGCCTTTGAACCTACCGTTGATCTTAGCAATTGCTAGATTCAAGTTCATACCCTCTGTGTAAGCAGATTTAAGGCTTGATCCTAAGTTAGAAACAGCATTTGAAACAGTGTTACCAAGTGCGGATCCCATGAATACCTCTTTCAAGGTTCTATGAGTTTCTTGACTTTCTTTATTAACACTAGAAATCTTAGCTTTCAATCTATCCCATGGTGTAGGATTGATTTTTCTTTGTTCTGCTTCAAGACCACTAACAGCAGATTTTGCTTTATTTAATGAAGTCGCTGTTTCATTCACTCTGATCTGTTGACGCTTGTAAGCTTCACTAGTTGCACCAGATTCAGATGCAATACGTTTTAATTCACGTGATTGAATTTCATACTGCTTAGTTAAATTACTGATCGAACTTCTATAACCAGAAATTCTAGCTTCATTAGCTTTATAATGATTGCCTTCAGATTCCAAACGATCAACATACGATTTTGAAACAGCCGTAGTGGTTTTTAAAGTCTTTTGAGCTTCTGCTAATCCTGACTTGTAGTAAGTGAGAGAGTTTTTAGCCTTATCCTGTTGCTTAGTCAGTGATTCTAATCTACTAGTAGCTTTCAAAGTTTGAGTAGCATTCTTTTGAAGTGCAGTACTGATACTTTCATAAGCCTTTTTGCCCTTATCTGTAGAAGTATCAATTTCTTCTTGCTGTTTCTTTAAAGATTTTTGCTTTTCAACTAAGCCATCAATTAATCTACGCTGACTTTTTACAGCATCAGATAAGCCTTTGTACTTAGCTTCAGCCGCTTCAGTAGTCTTACCAGCACTTCTTAAAACAGCTTCTTGAGCTTTCCATGCACTGGTAGTACTAGATACAGCTTGCCTTAATTCTCGTAACGTTTTTACAGGCTGATCACCGTTTAATTTAATATCTGTAATCAGTGTACCAACTGGTATTCTTCCTGCCATTTATTTACCTCCTTTCTGTTTTGTCTAAACTTGCTGCAAAGTCCCAAAGACTCATTGGACGTTTGTCCTTTGGTCTTGCACTCATTACTTCCACAAGACGGTAATAATCAGTGTTTTCATAATCTTCTAGGGACATATGAGCATTAACAATCATTTGTTGTTCTTGATAATCAAAATCTTCCAGCATTTCCTCATAGGCATGTACTGGATCAGGATCATTAATCGTTGTCGCTTTTGGAGTCGTCTACTTGTAAGATTTTTCCAATTAAATCAGTAACAAATTCACTTACATCTTCTGGAGCAGAATCTTCAATCTTATCTACTTGTGCATCTGATAAATGCAAAATCTTCTTCAAAAACTTTTCTTCTTCATCCAAAAGATTTTCTTGTGCTGTTAAAACATCAAGAATTGATTGGTCATCATCGTCTTTAACCTTATTAATTGCAATTGATAATTTTGCAAAAACCTTTTGTGCCTTTAAACATGCACGTACGTTTTTTACAGTTGTTTCAACTTCAAAAGTAGTTAAATGAAGCTTTTTACCATTGATTTTTACTAACATTGATTGATTTTCCTTTCAAAAAAAGAAAAAGAACGGCTTTCACACCGTTCTTAACAAAATTATTTATATTAATTTGCCACCGCTACCCACCCTACTAATTAATTATTAGTGAGTGCCTGTTGAAGTAGTTTGATCTTTCTTTAGATCACCAGTACCACCTTGGTCAGCACTCTTGTGAGTTGGATCTTCAGTACCTGAACCAGCAACAGTACCTGAAATAATCCAATCAAGCATCTTGTCAAAGTTAAATCCATCTTCATCTGAATAGAATTTTTCGTAAACTAAACCATCTGATGGACGTGCAGCGGCATTAAGAGTGAATGTATCGTGTACCAAAGTTGGGTTTTCAGTATCAGTACCCATAGTTAAGTAACCACCAGGAGTCAAGTTACCGTATGGCAATGCAAAGTAAAGATCAACGCCAACGTTTGAGTTGTATGAGTGAGCAATAACACCACCATATGCAAGTGGAGTACTATCTTTAGCCATGTTACCAAAGCCTAACTTGCTATCCTTTTCAAGACCTACGATTGCATCATAGAAGTTATGTGGAATGTCGTTAGCACCGAAAGTACCAGTAATTTGATATGCACCAAAGTGTTGTTCAGCCTTTGCGTTAGAACCGTAAACAGCTTGTGCAGTTCTTGAAAGACCAGTGATGTTAGCTTGAGTAGCACCTTTACTGGATTCCAAATCAATTTTAAATACACCATCTTTACCAATGTTGGTGGTCAAACCGCCCTTTGATTCATCGGTAACAAGCTTACCGTCCTTATCGAACTTGAAAACAAGTAAATCATTTAAACCTTGAAGTTCCATGTAATTCTCCTTTTTATCTGAAAGCTAATTGTTGGTTCACCAGAATTGGGGTCGTATGTGTGACCTGCAAAACTAGCTACAATTTGCCAACCATTAGCTACAAAAAAAGACATGAGCGAGTGTTCAAAATCGTTCATGTCTACTGTTGTTTTTTTACTATAAAAAACGTTTATCGCTAAACGTTGTATCTGTTCCGTGTATTGGTTACTGCCTGATTCATCAAAATCAAAATCCACTTCACTAACGAGTACATCCACAGATTCACGTGGTGTACGTTCGCTAGTTCCAACCGCAAAAGAGTAGGCTTTATGCAATTTGGGAAAATTGGAAGAATTAAGAAGATCAACTACCTGCTTTGCAACAGTAGTCATTTATCTAATATCTCCCTAAATTTTTCAGCATTAGCTTTTAGTACTGCATCTGCAGCTTCTTTTTCTGCATGGTCTTTAAAATGTAGATTTGATATTTCTTTTTGAGACATATCACGTGTTCCATCATTAACAAACCGTGCGACTAATGCATTATATTTATCTTCCCAACCTACAGATGTATCACCAGTTTGACCATCATTGATTTCATAACCAGCCTTATAAGTAATGGCATCTCTCATGTGCTTAGACTTACGACCATGACCAGCTGACCTTGCATGTGCATAGCTTGCATGAGACTTTGGAGTATTCTTTTTAAGAACTTCAGCGTAAGTCTTAGCACCTTCACCAGTGATTTCTGCTTTTTGATTGGTAGATAGATTAACTTTCTTAGTAATTTTATCTAGCCAATCATTTAAGCCTTTATCTAAATCAACCATCACGATCAGTCACTCGTGTGAGAGTGATCAAATCTCCTGCAGTTGGATTTTGAAATGGATCAGGATTAATATCACTCACTTCATAAAGCTTATTGTTAAGCATTGCATGAGTGATACCATCATAATCACGTTTGTGATGAATAACTACAATAAATGAATCATCACGATGATGCCCTTTATTTTGAACTATTTGACCAGTAGTTAATCCCCAATGTCCACATAGTGTAGGTTTTGCGAGTCGTTTAAACTCATTTGTTGGAAGACCGTTATCATCTTCAGTATCATCAACAGTACCAAACACAATTTTATGAATTAGTCTGTCCCAGCTCTGAAGTTGCACCATCGTCATTCACCACCTTTGATTCATCATAAGTCCCACGGAGTTGACCTATGATTTGTTTTGCTGTAGTTGATGACACAGCAGCAGAGGGATGCAAAAACCAGTTAGTTGCAATTGCATTAACAGCTAGCTTATACAGCTCAAACACTGAATCATCTTTGTAAAAACTATCATCAGCATCTTCACCAATTGCACCCTGAACGTAATTTTCAGCACCTTTCAGTGTTGCTTCCATACGTTCTTCATCTGAAGAATCCAATGCATCATCATCAGGCAAGTAACCAAGTGAGCGCTTAAGCCCATCATCAATTTTTAAATAAGTGGTCATTATTGATCACCTACTTTCTACTACTTACCTGAATCAGTGCTTGTTGGTGCAGTAACTGCTTGCATAAGCATTGGTTGGCTTTCAACCTTATCAAATGAACCTGAAATCATCGCCTCATCATCCCAAATCTTGGTATCAAATCTGTTCAATGCACGGATCGCAGTTTGGTTACGTCTAAATGCCTTATCAGCAATGTTAGAAGTAAGCAATGACATTTGTTGACGGTCGTACATGTGAATAAATTCCTTAAAGTTACCAAAGTAAAATGGATGGCTTTGATACTTGCCACCAACAGTAGTGTTGTTAGAAAGGTATCTGTCTTCAACCACACGAACGTTAATGTATTGCATACCATCCATGTTGAAGGTGGTTTGTTGAGTACGTGGATCAACGTTCATGGCACGTGAACCGTCTGACATACGAACCTTAGCTAAGGTCAAGAAACCAGACTTGTTAGTTAACAAGGTAGCGCCACCCCATAAAGCCATATCCAATTCACCTAATGCATCAATAATGTCATCAAGCTTAGTGATAGTAGCCTTCTTTTGTGAGTTAGGAAGTAAACCAACAATCTTTGAGTTATAGGTAACAACATTCTTACGTGCAATGTGTTGGTTTAACCATGCTTCAATATTTGCGTTTGAGTCATTGATTAAATCATTTGGAGCAAAGAATACATCACCATAATCATGAATGTTATAGCTAAGTTGCTTAACTGATGGGTAATTGCCTTCCTTAATGTCCTTATCTTGCCACTTATAGTCTGAATTATTAGTTGAATCATCAGGAATATCATCCAATTGATCCATTGGAATAATTTCAGAGAATGGTTCAATGTTTCTAGTACCGTAATCAGTACCAACATTTTCAATAGTTACTAAATCACGCAAGTCATCATATTGACGCATCAAAGTGTTAATTTGAGTTTGTTGATCATCAGGAATAGTCAAACCAGCATTGCCATCAGCAGTTGAACTTGATGATAAGTTTTCCATGTACTTCATTGGGTTTCTAAGCATATCCTTGAAACCTGAAGCAATGTTCTTCGACTTTTCTTCAGTCTTATTTTCAACAGGCTTATTAGCAGGCTTGTTAACCTTTTGAGCTTCTACAGCATCGTCATAGTTTTGCTTAGCAAAATCACGAGCTTGAACAGCTTTGTTGTAATCTTCAGTCGCCTTCTTCATATCTTCAGCAGAAACAGATTCAGGATCAGCTTCATAATTCTTTTGTAAAGCTACCTTCTTATTAAAGAGATCAGTAACCTTATTACCTGCTTCAATCCAGGCATTTTGTAATTCTTGTAAATTCATACGTTCTCTTCTTTCTATTGCCATAACAAAAGGGACAAGTCTTTTTTGACTTGTCCCTTATCTGTATCTTCTTTTGAATTTTCAATGGGTTTAGAGTCATCGTCGGACTTTTCATGAATTAATGTCTTGATCTTATTAATTGCACTGCTACTTAAAACAGGCACTCCATAAGCATTAACTACAGCTGGTGCTTGATCATTTTCAAACATAATAGAATCAGCAAAACCTTTATCTACCGCTTGTTTAGCATTCATCCAAGTAGTCGCACACATCATACGGTAAATTTCTTGTTTATCTAAACCAGTTCGCTTGCTGTAAAGATCAACATAGGTTTGATCCATTGAATCTAATGATTGTAATGCACTAGTAAGATCATCCACATTACCTTCAACACCAACACTTACTCTATGAATCATCATTTGAGCGGTTGGTGACATTTCAACTTTATCAGCCGCTAATGCAATCCATGAAGCAGCAGAGCAAGCTTGACCAACTACTTGAGCAGTTACATTGCCTGGATATTTCTTTAAATCGGTATACATTTCAGAACCAGCATCAATGTAACCACCAGGTGAATTGATTTCTAATGTGATATCTTGACCATTAGCATCATTCAGTGATTGCTTTAAATCATCAGGAGTTAAATTTTCATAACCTAAGAATGTATACATATCAGTTAAATCATTAGGCACGATTATCCCCTTGACTGGTACTATTGTCATCGTCTTCACCTCCTTCATTTACTGGAATGATTGGTTTATCAGGAGTTGGTAAATCATCAGGCAAATAACCATAGTGCTGTAATACATAGCGTCCTTGATTACCTGATAAAATTCCTTTACTTGATAAATCACCAATTTCAGATGCAAAGTTATCACCAGTTGCATCAATAGCTGGTCTCACATCATAGGTAATTTGGCTGTTCAATTTATTGGATAGTTCACTTTGAACTGCACCAGCATAACGATTAATAGCCTTAGCATATTGACCACCAATTTGAGTGATGTTACTTTGTTGGTCACCTTGACCATTAATATAAGAATCAGGAACACCATAGACTTTGGCAATTTGCTTACCAGTCCAATCTGCTTGTTGCAGTAGTTTTGCTACATCGCTTTTCACTTCCAACGGTTGATAGGTCTCTAAATCATCTAAAACGATCGGACCATTATCAGAGTTATTAACTTGACGCATAAATTCACGTGATCTAGCTGACTTCTTTTTCCAATCAAGCAGACCGCCACCAGTAACACTTAAAATTCCTGGTGCTTCCACAGATTGAGAAAGAGCATGGAGTGTTAAACGATTGCTTGCATCTTTGATATTTAGTTCATTAGCTAAACCAGTAAGTGGTGAAACACCAGTCTTACCACCATTCTTTGATACAAGTCTGATGTGGATCACATCGCTTTGTGGTACGTTCTCCTTTGTTTGAATATCAGGTTCATCAAAATTAATGTTGTAGGTTAATCCTGATCCGTCCTCTAAGAGCATCACTTGAACTTGAGACGGTCTTAAAAACTCCCAATATAAATCAACGCCATTGATATTTCTCCATCTGTAGGCATAAGCATTGCCGTCTAACAGTAGCTGTGCAAACATCCCTTGCCAAAAGGCAAAACCATTGGTCAGATTAGAAGGATTATCAATTAGTGATTGTGTTCTATCTTTATCAGCTTTCATTTTTACCAGTACTAAATCAGCTGATAATTGTGAAATCAATGAGAAAATATCTGAATTTTTTAAAGCAGTATCTGCGGAAACATACTCACTAACAGATAAATCGTTCTTAAATAAAGTAAGAAATTCAGGATCATTTAAGCTGTAGCCTGATACATTGCTTTTATTCAAATTAAAAACGGGCATTATTTATCACCTCCTCCCTGACCATGTGGAAGTAGATCAATTAATAAGCCTGTTAAAAGTAAAGCAATTCCTAGACCTGCAAAACCTGCTATTTTATTCCATAAAAAAAGAGCTATGGCAATAAAGCCAAAGCCCAATAAATAAAGGATTACATCTAAGAACTTCCAAATATTTTTAAATAGCGTTTTAATTATCACCCGTTTCACCTCCTAATAGACCAGAATCAGGATTTTCAAACCATTTAAGCACTTGTTCCTGTGTCATTCTTTTAACTTCATGAGATTTATCATTGATCAAGCCATAATCTTCAAAATTGTACATAGCCTGATACATGGCATCAATTTCAGCATCCACAACATCAATCTTCTTAGTAGCCTTGTCCTTATCTACTTGAATACCAATCTTATCTTCCTTAATAACAGCATTAAGAAGAGCTGTTTCTTCAATTGGATCATCAAAACGAGTGATCTTACCAGTTGTAAAACTTTCTTGTAAAAATTTTGTTGGATTAGCAAGTTCACTTGTTCTTTGTGCAATATCTTGAATTAGCCACCCTGTGTTAGCATTTAAACTCTCAGTAATGTTTTTAACCTGATAACTACCAAAACGATCGTAGCCAAAAAAGACGACTTTCAAATTATGCTTCTGAACATAATCTAAGAGCCACCTATATACTTGTTCTGGATTAATAATACCTTGTGGATGCGCTGTAATCGTACAATATTCCGGATAAGTTCGATAAGCAATACCATCTTGTTTTTCCTTAGCTTCAATTGATCCAGCTTGTTGCCAAGGAATAAAACTGTGTTGGGCTATGTGCCAACGTGGATCACCTGTCTTTTCATCCTGATAAGGGTAAACAAAACCGATTGCTGTATTATCACTAAACATTGAGTAGTCGAAACCAATATAAACCTCTCTACCATCAACTTTAAAATCATTATCAATAGCATCTTCAACATCTTTTAGATTAAGGAAACTAGCTGTGGATTGTTTCAGCCACAAGTTTAAGTTCTTGTTCTCAAAATCAGCAATATTACCAGTTAATAAGTCATTATCACGTTTATCTTTTAAACCAGACAATAGATTTTCTTTTTGATCTGGCAAGCCTAAAAGTGGATTGGACTTAATCCATGTTTGAGGATCATAAACTTCATTTTCTGTATCCTGTGACCAGATTAAACCTAGATAGCTATCAGCTTCACGCTTGAAATCTTGTTCCATAGCTTGAATAACCATTTTTTCGTCTTCGTGGAATGGCACTGTAGGATCAGGATAAGCAGTAGATATCTGCACGAATTGATGGTTTTTAACCTTAACTTGACCAGAAATAATTTTAGAAATTCTTTGCCGTGTATTCACTTCACCAATTTCATCAAAAACGGCAGTTCTAAAGTGATATGAGTCATACTGTCCAGCTTCATGAGAAATGGCTCTTAAAATATTATTAGTTTTCTTTTCAATAATTTGTTCAGATTGTAGCTCTAAGCCAGCATCTTTAGCTAATGATTTAAATGGCTCAATATTAATAATTTTTCTAAGCATTGATTTAATATAGCCAAAGATTTTCATAGTTTGCTTGTAGTTAATGGAAGCAACTAAATAATCTTGGTTTTCTAGCCCTAAAGACTCAATTAGAAAACTATAAGCTACTAAAATTGCCATCAAATAGGTTTTCCCTTGCCCACGTGATACAGAGACAATAACTCTGGTAAATCGTTTATCATCATCTCGATCACGCCAGCCCATCATTTGACTAAAAATAAATTTCTGCCAGTCCATTAATTTAGTAGGCTCACCAGTATCAACATTAGGCGAAATAGAAGCGAACTTTAAAAGTCGATCTACTTGTTTAACATCATAATGATAAGGAAATTCTTTAGTGTTTTGCCTTTGCAGGTCTCTTAAATGGCGAAAGCAAGCTAACTGAATATTGTATCCTGCTTGTTTCTTGCCATCTAAAACATCAAAGCAATATTTTGTTCCTGGATCATTATATTTTTCTTGAATTTCTTTCCAATCAATTGAATGGTAGACATCTCCCACATCATGAGTTTGAGTTAGATCAATTTTCACTGCATATTCCACCTCCTAATCAATATAAATGAGCAAAATAAGGGATTAAATCACGTTTTTTTGTGATTAAGCTCCTATTTATTAACAAAAACAACATTTTATTAATCTTTTTTAGAAAATATTTGCATCATCGTCTAAATTTCATTATTAGTAAATCCCATACAAGGTGTAAAAGAACTAACAAAGCTTAGCTCATAAACCATAGATGCAAAATTTCTTGATTTAGCTTTGATCCATTTACTATCTTTGAACTTGAAATAAAGCATTAATCTTTTCCTTCCTGAATCAACGCAAATAAAGCAATTAAAATAAATATTGTGCCTATTAGTTCATTCATTATTTACGACTCTTAAACCATAAAATTAACCACAAAACAAACCAAACGATACATACAATTCCGCAAATCACTAAACCAACGATCTCTTCAAAATATTTCAATTGAGCATAATTAATAATCCAGTTCATCATCCAAAAAACTCCTTTAAACTTTCTTTAGCTGATTTCTTTTTGCTTGTTGGTGCCTTCAAATCGAGCATCTCAGAGCGTGCTTTAGGACTTAGACCTAATTCCCTTCCAATTGCATTAAGCTTTGAGAGAGAGTCTGACATCATCTGATAAGCAGGATTCTTTTTGTATCCCTGGAAATCCTTACTGACCACTTTACCATCCACAGGAGAGAGAGATGTTTTATATATTGCTTGTTGAATTCCATGCTCTTGAAGGTCTTGGAATGCTATTCGATAAACATCATAAGCTGAACAATATTGCTGCAATAAATACTCATCTGCTCTTAAAATTTTGTCGTTTTTATTAAGATAAGTGGCTAGTTTTGGATATAATCTTTTGCCGTATTCTCCAAGCCATTTAGGTGCTTGATTAGGTACTTTCGGCTTTGATAGATCAACTTTGTTCATGTTTCAGCCCCCTTTCAAAAACTTTTAAAATTTTGTTTGTGACACAAGAAAACGACACGGATGCGGCTCCCTAGACGTTAAAAAACGGGGCGGGGGTCTTTTTATTTTTGATTCATGTATAATTACACTTACAAAATTTAAATCTCTTAGAAGCGAATTTTTAGCCATTTACAGCGTGATCATTTTTCAATCTAGCCGCCAAGTTAGCAATCAATTTTACGTCCGTTATTGGCGGATTATCTGTTGGTTTACCATGAAGTCCTGTGCCATAATATTGCTCTTCAAAACGTGTTTTCCAGTAGTGGCATCTTCCACAGCTGGTGACCATGTTCTGAAGATTCTTCATTTCTTCTGGATACCTTTCAACTGGTAGTACGTGATCTACAATGTTACCTTCATTTAATTGACCTCTAGCCTTGCAGTACTGGCATAGATGGTAATCACGTTTAAAAACTATTGCTCGCATCTCACGCCATTGCTTCGAATGATAGAATTTGTTTTGCTCTGTCTTGACCGGATTACGATAGCGAGTGATGTGATTGTATCGCCATTGCGACTGCTTGCTGCGTTTATGATGCAAGCGATAAAACTCATTGCGTTCTTGCAATTCTTTTTCGTGTTCAATGTGTTTCTTGCAATAATGATTTGGCATCATCGCAAACTCATGACAGTTTGGAAAACGACATCTGCGAACTCGTGGCATTGACTGGCTCCTTTCATTTGATAAACACAAGCACTAGGGCTTGAACCTAGATTAATAGTTTTGGAGACTATTGTGCTAGCCATTGCACTATGCTTGCAAAAGAAAAACACCTGGAAAATATTCTTCCAAGTGTTTATTAATCATGTTGTACTTAAATGTCTATTTAGTTGTCAATTGAATGCAGACAACAACATGAAGAAAACTAAGATTGTTGTGTTATGACATCGGACCTTTTTCTTTACTATCCGACAATACATATTGTGCCATGTTTCAATCCGCATGAAGTTCACTGTTTGTCCAGTGATTGTCCACTAAAAGTTCACTGGCAAGGTAAAAAATAAATAAGCTAAATTGCATCAGCTTTCACATATACATGCAGATCAATATGATCTGCAGGTTCAACATCACATTCATCTTGCCAATGATCATAAAGATCTGCAAACTCATTAAGTGCGATTGGTTTAAGTACTTTATAATAGTAGGTCTTTTCATAGGGTAGCTGCATAATTAATTGCTCTTGAGGGATGTACTTAATATAGTTACCTATTAATATTAGCTTACTATTATCTGAGCAGTTAATAATCGTTTGGCATATTGCGTCAACAACCTTCTCAATGCTAAAAGAATTAACCATCATTCTCTCTTGTCCATCAGTGCGATTACTATGACTTGAAGCGCTAGACAATTGAGGACTAGACAAATCAGTTAAACTACGTCCACATCGCCTAGCTAATCTAGGAAGTTTATATTTTAATAACTTATCAACACGGTTAGCAGTCTTATCAAAATCTACATCAGACCAAATATTCACAACAATCAACTCCATATAATAGGTAAGAATAACAATTACTAATACATCTATTATAAGCTATACCAAGCATTTATGCTTTAGAGTTCATATAAGAATCAAGCCCATTTTTAATATACAGATTTGATGAATTCTTCACGCAATAATATGAGTTATCCATAACATTCATCCAAATGATTTTGCCAGTTCGAACAGCATATCCCTGTTTAAGAAAATGTATTTTCGCATAATTATTATTAGCAATTTTCTTTTTAAAAATAATTTTATATAAATGTATTAAAGTGTCAGCATAATAAGTAGTTGAATGATCAGGTGCTACAACTTTATAGTAAAAAATCTGTTTTGGTTTAATACTATGCTTTTCGAAATAAGAATTAATCGTAGCTTGACCGTGATGAGTAACTTGTGCAATATGTGCGTTTGAATAGCCAAGATAATTAAGCTCTTCAGTACGAGCATAGTTTTTGTCTTCAGATTGACGTCCCATCGGCAAAAGTCTATGGATTTCTTGCATTTTAGGATTAGATTCAGGTACCTTAGAAATTGATCCAAACCGATCTTCTAATTTATGAATTATTACTAAAGCACGTTGATAATTAGTTAATTCCATATTAGTCACTCGCATCGATATACTTCTTAATTGCTTTAGTAGCAATGACTGACATTGGTTCGTTCATTCGTTGACAATAATCTTTTAATTGATCGTAAGTATAAGCGTCAATTGTTACTTCCATACAATC